TGTTTTAATTCTTTTTGGTCAATTGCTCCACCTCTATATTTTTCATTTGGCGTACCAAATACAAGTACCACAAAAGGATTAATTTTCTTTGAAACAAATGTAGTCTTTATAAAATTTTGTTTTGGAAAAACTCTCACCCTAAAATTATTTGTAGTTTCTCTAACAAATTTTTTATTTTTCAAATGTTCTTTAAAATGTAATTTAGCATATTGTAAAGCATCATCTTTTGTTTTAAATTTAGATTTATTTAAAATAATTGTGTGTAATACAAGATTATCATCCATATAATTTATTATATATATAATAATATAATAAATTATTTAATATTTTTTTGATGTTTATTAGTTTTAAAATGTTTAATCTTGGTTGCTTTACAATAACTACCACCACATTGACAAATTATTTTTTTAAATAATTCTTCTTTATTTTTTTGATATCTTATTTTATCATCTTCTTTTATTTTATCTTTATTATCTTCACGCCATTTTATTTGATAATTAATAAAATATTCTTTATTACATTCAATCCATTCTTTTTTAGTTCTACCAGCAATGCATTTATTTACACATTCCAAATCACGAATATATTTCCCTTCAAGTTGTCTTAATTCATCTTTACTATTGCATTCTTTTGCTTCTAAAAGTTCTATTTTACAATTTTCTAATCCGTATTCATCAAATAAAATAAATGATGATACATTGTGTGATTTTCCATTTTTATAACTTTTATATTGACTACGATGCTTATCCATTCGTTGGCTTAAATACTCTTTTGTTGTTGAACCAATATAAATTTTATCACCTATTAAAGACCAAATCTTATAAATTTTTGAATTACTATAATTTACCATTTATTAATTTAAGTTGCTTTTTCTTTAAATGAATATATAATAATTAATAAAATAATTATATATAAATTATATTATATAATGCCAAATAAATGGATTGAATTTGTTAAAAAATATGCAAAAGAAAATAATATAAGTTATGCTTGTGCAATATCTGAAGCATCAAAAGTTTATCAGAAACAACCAAAACTATCTAAAATAGATGAGTTAAGGAAATATTATCCAAGTCAATTAGAATCAATCATTAATAAATTAAATAAATATAATAATGATGGTAATTTAGAAAGAGGTTTGCAAGTTGCAAGACAAATAATAAGTAGTAAAACAAATCCAAAAGATTTTATTAACTATATGAAAGAGACTAAACCAAAAATATATAATTTAATAGTTAAAGAAGATTAAATTACCAGAGTAAACGTAGGCTTAAATTATTTGGTGAATATTCATCATCTCTCCAATTACCTTTAACACCATTCATACGATTTCTATAATTAATAATTCTAGTCATATCCTTATGACGTGTTCCATCAGTATATCGAATATCCCCAAAATGTCTCCATTTTCCTTCATCATCTAGAATCATATATTTTTTATATTTTCTAGTTGATAAATATACTGGTTTATTATAAATCTCTTCTGAACGTCTATCTACTTCTTTAGGATTACTTACTTTAACTAATTCTTTATATTTATCATCATAAAGTTTTTCGTATTTTTCCATATATATTATATTAGATTTTTATTTTTTACTTCTTTTTTTAGTTTCCTTTGGACTATCAACGCTAGGTAATCCAACTTGTACACCTGAAATTTTATTAGCTTTTAATTTTTCATTAATTTCATCAATTGAGAAACCAACCAAATTTTTAACGGTTTTATTAATGTTTTCAAGTTGTTCAGAATAATCAACTTTTGGTTTAACTTCTTTTGGTTCTTTTGGTACTACTGGTTTATTCTTTCTTGCTTCTCTTTGTAATCGTCTCTTTTCTTTGAGTGCTTCTATTTTAATAGGGTCAGTCTCAATAACCTTAGGCTTTAGTGGTTTAATAATAATCTTAAAATTATCCATTTGTATATAATCTATATTAGATTATTTTTTTAGAATATTTTTTTTAAAAACGCATTTTAATAATATATATAAATTTGCCTAATTTCTTCTAATTCCTCACCAAATAATAATATATCCCTCATTAATCAATTCTTATTTTTTAAATCTGATAAACTCATCCCATAATCTCTATTTAATTGTGTGTTGTCTTTTAATTCAACTTTTTGTCCATATTTAATTAAATTATTCCTTCTTATTTCTGCTTCTTCATCTTGTTTTGCTTTAATTAATGTATAAACATCACATCTTTCATTATATAAATTATTAACTTTCTCTTCTATTTTACTTTTTTCAAAATTCATATCATTAATTTTACGTTCAAACTCAAAGTATTCCGTTGTTAGTTCTGGTAAAGTACATTTACTATATTTATCTCCCATATAATATAATCTAGATTATTTTTAGAATATTTTTTTTAAATAAATTCATTTTGTGATATTATTATATTCCTACTTTTTGGTGAATCGCTCTCATTTGATGAATATGATGATGTTGATGAACTTGAAATATCAGTATATAATTCTTTTTTATTTTTTCCTTCATTTTTAAAATATTCATTTATTTGTAATAAATCTTTATTAATATTTTTATATAATACACTACTTTGTTCCATTAATTTAGAATATTCAGAAAATGATTCTTCTAAAAATAATTTTGGGTCTCCTTGTTTTAAAGTTAATTGTTTATAAATATTAATACTTAAAATATAATATGCTTTACTTAATTGAATTTCATCATTTATATTATTTGATAAATTTAAATATAACTTGATAGAACTTAAAATAGTAATAACCATACTAATACTAGTAGTAATTATAGTATTATAATAAGAGTTTATAACATCTAATGATGTGAATGATGCACTAAATACTGAAAATACAATAATAGGAATATCGAACAAGCGTCCTAATGAATTATAATATATAAATCTTGATATATGTTTTTTATTTAATGATATTGAGTTGACTCTGATTCTTTGTAAAATATTTACTAAATTTTCATTCCAATCATCCATATATATATTATTATAGGTTATATAATAATATAAATAATATTTAATTAATTAAACACTAACAATATTAATTTTAATTGATTCTATATTTGAAATAGGAACTGTAGGTGAAAAATTAAAAAAAAATACACTAAATTGTCCAGTAAAAATAGCGGGACAAGCATCACTTCTACCACTTTCTAATAGTTGTTCTACACCTTCATTTAAATAATTATACTTTGCGTAAAAGGGCAACTCATCTGCGATTACTGTAATGGATTCAATTTGGTAATTTTCAAATGGAATATTCCAATAAAAAATATTATCCTTTCTAACTGCGTTTGAGATATTAAGTTCCATTATATATTTTATAAAAGAAATTATATATTTTATATTTTATTTAATTTAGGAAATACGAGTAACTGTTAAGTTTAAATATAAACTAAAACCATTTAATACTCCAACATTTGCAGTTCCAAATGTTATTGCCATTCCTACTTGATTTCCAATTGCGGATGAAATATCCATTACTACCGCTTGTTGTAAAGAATATTTATTTGTTGCGTTTGGTTTTAAACCTTCAATTTCAATCGCTTGATTTGCTGGCGTATCTCCTAAAGTAAGAGTTTGATTTATTGTAAGTGGTTGTAAAAGTGTATTATAAACTGTCCTCATACTAACAGTTGTTGATACTACTAAAGTATTCATTGTTAATGCACTATTCACTATATAACGACCCGTTGGAATACTATTGATAAAGGCGTATACCTGTTTTGTTGTTCCTGTTGTTGTAAAAAAACCATTTCCACCTGCATTATTTCTATATGTTTCTGTTCCTCCAATTTGATTTAATCCAGCAACTCCAATTGCAGGTAGAACTGTAGAATATAACATTGTAATAGGTTGGTTAATTCTTGGATTTGTTAAATTAACTTGAGTCCCTACTAAATTTGTAGATGTTGTTGTTGCTGTTCCTATAGTTATTGCTCCAGTACCTGTTCCTCCGATTGTAGTTGTCGCATTACCAGTAGTATTAATATTTGTTGTTCCTGTTATTGCGTTTGTTGTTCCACTTACATTAACCGTAGCCCCTTGAATAGTGCTCGTTGAAGAACCTGCTGTTCCGATTGTTGTTGTTCCCCCACTTGATGTATTAATATTTGTTGTTCCATTTATAGCTGTAACTGACCCATTTATACCTATATTTGTTCCCGAATAACCACCTGTAGCACTATTATTAATATTTATTCCTCCACGCATATTTATAGTTGAACTTTGAATACCAATAGTCGTTGTTGTTGAACCTGAATTACCAATATTTGTTGTTCCCGCAATATTTGTTGTGGTTGTTCCTAAAGTTGCATTACCTATATTAATCGTTCCCGTTTGTCCAGAACCATTATTAATTTGAGTATTACCAATTGATCCTACACCATTATTGATATGAACACCAGAACCCGCTATATTATTAATACCATCACCGAGATGTAATACAACGGAACGACCCGCTTGTGTTGAAATCTCAACATTTTCAGTTGCTGAACCAGAACCAATTTTTAATATTTTTGTAGGTGCTGAATTTATTGTTAAATTATCAGTTGATACAATTGTATTTTTAGTAAATGTAGTTTTTATTGTTCCATCTGAAATTTGTATATCATCAGTTGATAAAGTATTTGTGCTAGTTGTTTGATTTGATAAAAAAATATGGTCTGGTGCTAGTTCAAGATTATTTGATGTTAAAAGAGATGAATTAGAAAAATTTAAACCTATAAAATCAGATTGTGCTCCAACACTATTAGTGATAGGACCAACAATTTTTTGTATATTAAAACCATCTAAATTATAAAATGTTGATTTACCTATATCTATTAAACTACTACCAAATTTTGATATAGTATTATTTATAGTATTTGCTAGATTGGATATCACAAGACCTGACGTATCATAAACTGCCTTTGCTATTGAATTAGATAAAGTCATTCCTGTGCGATTAATCGTATTGATTGCTGGAACTGCTGGAAAAACAACCGCTTCTGTCATTATTAAATCATCTTTGGTCATTGTTGCATCAGTGGTTGTGCTAGTTAGTTGAAGTTGAGTTCTAGTTAAATAACTTTGAGTATCTGTAGATAAATTATAAATATTAATTTGTGTATTATTCATTTCATTAGTTTCATCAACACTATCTAATAATATGGTTGGATTTCCAATAGTTGGATTACTGAGCGTTATTGTTCTAGTAGTTGTACCCGTATTTTCTGTTAATGTTAATGAATTTTTTGTTTGTAAATTACTTATTGTTCCGCCTGTATTGGATAAACTAAAGTCTGTTGCATCTATACCGAATACATCAGTAGGTAGTGTAAATGATAGTGCCTCATTCGTTAATAAACTTTGATTAGTTCCATTAGATATATTTATTTCACTTGATGATAATGCATTTATATATGTTCCATCTGTTATAGTTGCCCCTAATGCTGTTAATTGATTTGTTGAAGAAGTTAATAAAACACTATCAGATGTTCCTAATGAAAGAATTTCAGATGAAGAACCCGATGAAGTAGACACATTACCGACTGTTTTAGAAATAAGAAAATCGTTTAAATTATAATAAGTGCTTTTATTTGTTATTGGTTCAACAAAGCCTATTCCAGAATTATATATAACACTTGTATTTGTTCCATCTGTTATAGTTGAACTACTAGGAATAATAGTTGTTATTTCTGATGTTTCCTTATTTATTAAAGTAAGAGATGAATCACTTAATAATGATTTTGTCCCCAATACTAAATTATCATTATTAATTTCTTGTAAAAATCCATTAGATAAAGATATAGTTCTATTAGTTTTATTAATATCATCAATTAAATATAATATATCATCTTTAAAATTTGATTCTTTCAAATTTACTGTATTTTGATTAAAAAAACCACCTTCAACTGTCATTGAACAATTTCTAAGTTGTTCATTCACAAAACCCGCTAAAATCGCACCAGAATTTGAGAAATTATTATTTGTTCCTGTTGTAGTGGTAAATATTAATGAATCTTTTGATAAATTAAATTCTTCCGTTCCTGCATCATCTCTAATAATTATTTTATTTGGTCTTATATCATTCGTAATACCAAGCTTAGAAAGAATAATAGTTTCATTTGCTGTATTTCCCGCATTAAGAACACTTTGAAGAGTTGGAACGGCTGGTGCTGGAATATTACTAATTGCTGTAGATACGTAAGCTGTGGTTGCTAGTGCTGTAGTATTAGAAGGATAAGTTTGTGTTATTCCTGTTGAACCTGTTGTTAAATTTACTGTTGCAGTTCCTAAAGACATTGCACCAGTTGATGAAATACCGTCAACTGTCATCGATATTGTCTTAGTTCCATTCGTAATTCCCATTGAGGTTGATGAAATATTATTTTGAAGAGTATTATTGGTATTTTTCATTGATAATTGACCACTTGTTAAGGTTGCACTTTCTGTTGTAGCAGGATTTGCACGAACACGAACAGGACAATTTATATCTATTTGTGATGATGAATTTAAGTTAAGAATATTTGTGGATGATAAACCAGTTGGAGATACTGTTAAAGTAGTCCCAGTAATACCTAAATTTAAAGCAGTTGCAGATAATGATGATGTAGTTGAAGGTGTAACTTTATTTACACAAGTTAATCCTGTTGCATTTAATGTTGATTTATTACCTAATACTGAACTTGTTGTGTTTCCATCTAAACTTACAAATGCTTCATTAAGTGTTCCAGATAGTTTTGTAGTAGCATTTGTAGTAGTTAAACCAGTATTTAAGTTAAATCCACCCGAACGAGTCTCAGCACCAAATAATCCACTTAATGAAATACCATCCGTTCCATATTCAGATATTGAACTTGTTGCAGGTTTTATAATAGATATTTTATCCGATGTGATATCATTTGTAATACCAGATGTTAATAATCTTAATTTTTGTGTATTTAGAGTTGCTTGTTGAACAATTGTTGTATCATTTAAAAAAACAGAAGTAGGCGAGATTATAGTTTGTTTAGGTAAATTAGTTAGACTAATAGATGCGGATGTTCCCGTTGCAGTATTACCAGCAATTAATACATTTTGTAAAGTATCCGTAGGTATTACTGGTGGATATGCAGAATTATTAATAGTAGTTAAATTAATATTATCAACATTTAAAATATCATTATTATTCATATTAATATCAGATGCACCCGCACTATTACCAGCAATTAATACTGATGTTAAAGTATCCGTAGGTATTACTGGTGGATATGCAGAATTATTAATAGTAGTTAAATTAATATTATCAACATTTAAAATATCATTATTATTCATATTAATATTAGATGCTCCCGCACTATTACCAGCTATTAATACTGATGTTAAAGTATCCGTAGGTATTACTGGTGGATATACTGAACCATTTATGGTTGAAACTCCTAAATCATTTAAATTTGTTATGTTTAAACCGCCCGCATTATTACCAATTGTTAATACACTTGTTAAATCTTGGTCTCCAGATGGTGGCGGGATGTTATTAATTTGTTGTTGTAAATTATTAATCTTTTGATTAAGCTGATAATTTGAATAACTCATCTAAATATATATTATAACTTATATTTTATTAAATTAAAAATTTATTATTTAAAATAATCTAGTCTAGATTATATATATGAATTCTATAGTTGAAGGAAAGATGATGGGACGAGGATTAAGTGAAGGAAGTCTAAAACTATATGAGGCGAACTTAAAAAGGTTAAATGGTGGTAATGAAATTAAAAATCTTAATTTTTTAAAAGATACAGAAAGTATAATTACACAAATTAAAGAAAAAAAGGATACAACAGCAAGAAGTTATATTATAGCGATTTGTTCAATTCTTAAAAATGATTTGAAAATGCAAAAACCATATGATATATATTATAAATTACTTATTGAATATAATGACAAACTTAAAAATAATAATACTAAATCAGAAAAGCAAAGTGAAGAATGGATTTCACAAGATGAAGTTAAACAAAAATATAATGAATTAGAAGAAGAAATTAAACCATTATTTTCAAAAAAGAATATAACTACTGATGATTATAATAAATTATTATCTTATGTTGTATTATCTTTGTACGTATTACAACCACCTAGGCGTAATCTTGATTATTTAAAAATGTTAGCAGTTTCTAAGTATAAAGGAACTGAAAATAAGGATTTTAATTATTTTGATATTTCTGGAAAGAAGATGATATTTAATAATTATAAAACTAAAGGGACATATCAAAGTCAAGAAATTGATGTTAATGATAAATTATATTTAATTCTTTGTGCTTGGATTAAGAAATTTAAAATAAGATATTTAATATTACAAAAATTAGATGGTTCAGAAATTGATAAAAACGGGATTACAAAAATATTATATAAAATCTTTAATAAAAAGATCGGTTCTAGTATGTTAAGGAATATCTATCTTACTGATAAATATAGTAATGTTAATGATGAAAAAGTTAATGATGCAAAAATGATGGGTACTTCAACTAATGTTATTGATAGTCAATATACAAAGAATGATTAAATAAGAATTATGAAACAAACTACTTAATAAAACTATTTTACATGTAAAATAGTTTTATTATGGATATTAATATAAAATAGTATGATTAATATATAAATTTTATTACGGGATTTTGTAAAATTACGTAATTTTGCCCTAATTTAAGAAAGTATTCTCGGGAAAGTAAAATATAAGAAAACTTTATGATTTCGGGGCAAAATTACGTAATAATTTGGAAATCGCGTAATAAGTATAAAAAAATATTTAAGCTATTGGAACCCAATGACATACTAAAATATCAGGTGGTATACCTCTTTCTTTAGATTCTCTTTTAATTAATTTTTCATAATCAGTTAGATCATAACCAGCCTTTGAACAAAGTATACGGGCTATTATATGACGACCACACGTACACACATCAGGATTATTATTTTGTAATTTTAAAGTTGAAAAAATAGGATTCTTACTGCTCTTCATTATTCTTGTTAAATAATCATCTTTTTGATTTAACATATTATTTATAAATTTTGGAATATATTTTAATTCACCTTTATGTGTTTTTCCATATGAATCAAAAAATTCTAATGTATCACCTTTACGAATTAAACAACACCAATGACCTACTGATGGTTCTGACTCTAATAATAATATCCTAAAATCATCTTTATCAGGCATTAATTCATCAATAGTATTATAATTTTCCAATTCACTATATTTTAATATTTTATCTTTTACACCTAATCCAAAATTACGTACTAAATCATCTTCTGATGCCATCTTCTTCAATTCAATTTTATATTTTTCAATTGCTTTATCTTTTGACATATATATTATATGTTGTATATTAATTTAAATTAAATTTTATAATTTAATTTAGATTATTAGATTTTTTTAATTTATAAAGTTCTTTCCTTCTTATTGAAATTTTTTCTTTATTAGCATCATAAAATTCTTTTTGATGATTCTTTATTTTATCATTATTAATATTATAATAATCTTTACTTTGTTTATTTATTTTTTCTTTATTAGCTTCTTTATATTCCTTTATTGTTCTGGATGGTATATTTTTGTTTATACATTCATTATTTTCAATATAATATCTTTCTCTTGCTCTTAACTGTTCTTTATTCTCACAATTAAAATTTTCAACTAATATAATATTATAATTATCATTTTCAATAATTTTATAAGATGTCATATTAGTTCCTTTGTTATCTTTATATTTATTATAATCTTTCTTATGTCCACTTTTACGTTGTGATAATGGTTGTATAGTTGAACCGTAATAAATTAATCCTGTATTATTACATACAAGCTTATATATTTTACTATTATTATATCTATTCATGTAATAATATGTATTAATATATCTTTATGTGGTTTTTTATGGTTTAAAATAAAATAATCTAGTTTTTTTTAAAATTGCGTTTTTTAGATTATTTATTTTCTATTCTATATTAATATATAAAATGGTCGGCTTCTATCCAGAAGATAACCGTAGGGGTTTAATTGAACAAGGTAAAGTATTACCAATAATAAGAGAATTCTTTAATAAAGATATTACTGAAATTGAAAACACAAAATCACCATTTGATTATGAATGTAGTAAATATTATTATGAATTAAAAACAAGAACAAATGCAAAAGATAAATACCCTACAACATTAATATCTAAAAATAAAATAGGTGGTTCTAAACGATCAATATTATTATTTAAATATACTGATTGTTTATGTTATATAAAATATAAGAAGGAATTATTTGATACGTTTGAAATAAAGAAATTTGATAGGAATATGAAATCATCAAATAAAAGTGAATATATATATATACCAATTGAACATTTAAAAGTAATAGAAAGATATGATGATTTTTTAGAATAATAATTAAAAAATTTAAAAAAATATTCTAATTATATATATATACAAATGTCTATACAAAGTTTTATTAATAGTCCATTCAATAAATCTAACTCAACTATACCAGCTACACCAGCACCACCTCTTGAAATAGTTAACTTAAAACCACCAGGTGTAGGAGGTTCTATTGCAATATTGCCAGCTAATCCTGGAGGCTTAAATATAGGAAAAGTTAATGCAATATATAATGCAGATGGAACAACACGCACATTATTTGTTCCAGCAGGAACTTATAACGCAACGCTATACCTTCCTATAATACCAACATCTAATGATTCAAGTATTAGTAGTATGCAAGCCGTAATAGTTAATAATGCTACAGGCGATGTTGTATTATCATCTTCAACTGAATCATATGTCGTTACAAATGTAGATTTCTCCGTATTTGTATTTGATGTTGAAGATTTAATTACAATTCCAGCGGACATAACTGTAAGATTTGAAGTCTGGTATGCAGACGCAACACAGCAATTTGCTGTTTCAAATAGAGATAGCCCATTTAGTGATTCCGAACCTTGGAATCCATATCTACGATTAAATTCATTTAAACTTCCATTAGCTCCTCAATTACCAGCTTTTTAAAAAAATTTATATTATATTAATATTACAAATATTAATATAAAATATAATCTAATTCTATATTATTCATCAGAAATAATCTATTTAAAGAAATGATAACTTATAATAATAAATGACAAATAATAACAAAGATTATTCTAAAACTAAGATTTATAAAATATGGTCTCCTTTAGGTGATAAAATATATATTGGTTCAACAACAAAAGAATATTTAAGCCAAAGAATGACAACACACCGATATACATATAATAAATATAAAAAAACAAATAAAGAATTTATTACATCATTTATTTTATTTGATGAATATGGATTAGAAAATTGTATAATTGAATTATTAGAAGCTAAAGAATGTAATAATATAAATGAAGCTAAACAATTAGAAGGTGGATATATTAGAAATCTAGAATGTGTTAATAAAAATATAGCAGGTAGAATATATAAAGAATATTATGAAGATAATAAAGAAGTAATTAATACACGACATAAAGAATATTATGAAGATAATAAAGATGTAATCAATACACGACATAAAGAATATTATGAAGATAATAAAGATGTTATTAATATTCAACAAATTAAATATAGAAATAATAATGAAGAAAAAATGAAAAAGCATTATGAAAATAATAAAAATGAAAATAACATAAGAGCTAAACAATATTATGAAGATAATAAAGATAAAATAAAAAAATATCGTGAAGCAAATAAAGAACGAATGAAACTATATTATGAAACAAACAAAGAACGAATTAATGAACAAAAAAGAATAAATAAGCAATTGAAAAAAGAACAAAAAATGACAAATATTAATAATCTAATATAAGATTAAATATTTTATATAATCTAGATGTATTTAGATTATATAAAATTGATTTTAGATTATTTTAAGATTTATTTTAGTGATAATTTATAAATTATCACTGAAATCTAAAATAAATAATCTAAAATAATCTAAAATAATCTATATTTACATTATATTACATGATAATGTAGAATTAGATTATAATACATTTAAAAATTAATTAGTTTAAAAATAATTTAATTAATTTTATCTATATAATTATATATGACAACTGCTCAACCTAGATATTTAGCCGATACAATTTATTATGATATGGTTATTAGTAATCTTAATAATACAAATACTAGACCACCTATAGCTTATTATAATGAAACTAGAAGTTCGCCCATTGTATACGATCCATTTAAGTATGATTTAATTGTTGCTCGTTGGCAATTAGATACAAATTTCTTACCTATATTTATTCCACAAATTCAAACTGATACAACTAATCCTAATTTAACTATTTATTCAATAACTTTATCATATGGTAATATAATTGGTGCTCCCGCTTATTTACTTTATATTCCACAGAATAAAGTATCACAAATACCTCAACCACCTTCACTAAATTCTAATAAACTTCAAGATGATTCACAAGGATATTATGATATATATACTTATCAATATTGGATCTATCTAGTTAATAATACTTTTCAAACTGCTTATAATAATTTGGTTTTAGCTTGCATACCATATGGTACAGTTCTACCAAGTGCGTTTGCTCCTGTCATGACATTTGATACTCAAAATAATATAGCAATTATTAATGCTGATGTATTAGGATATAATATTAATGCTGGTGGAATCAAAATATTTTTTAATCAGGCTTTATCACAATTATTCAGTTCTTTCCCTTTCTTGATTGAAAGTTTTAATGATCCTTATAATAGAAACTTTTTATTACAAACAAATGTTTTCGCTGTTGCGAATCAATCTGATTATCCATCATTTGGAACTCCTCTTTTTACAGCTTATCAAATATTTCAGGAGTTTTCAACTATTTCAAATTGGAATCCTATAATGAGTATTGCTCTTGCATCCAATACATTACCAATATTACCAAATAATGAAGGTGTGCCAAGTCTAATAATAAATGGTGTATCACAACAACAAAGTGGAAACAATAATGTACAATCTCAAGTATTTACTGATTTTAGTACTGACGGTATATATAAACCTATGATCACATATATTCCAAGTGCTGAATATAGACGTATTACATTAATTGGTGATAAACCAATATCTAATATAGATATTTCTGTATATTATAAAAATAGACGAGGTAATTTAATACCTGTTTTACTTCCCGCTGGTTGTAGTATTACTATTAAGTTATTATTTGAAAAGAAACAAAAATATATAAATGAATAAAAATATTATAATTAATTTAAAAAAAATAAAAAATTTTTAAATTAATTAAATCTATATATTAATATATACTATGAGCGATTTAAAAACAGTTCTTATAAATGATAGCAGAATTGAAGATATTAGCGGTGAGATTTCATTTGCTATCCAGAGCGGACCACAGTCTAACAATTTCCAATCACAGATGGCGAACACGTCCTCTAATTCATCCCACAGTTGGCAGATAAATTTTCCGTCAGAAAACATCGTATGCGATAGGCGGTTTTTAATTGATACTAATGTAGAATATAATATAGTAGTTTCTGAAGTTCCTTCTGGTGAGGTTGCATTTGCTTGGGGACAAACTGATGGGTTTTCGCCTTATCCACTAAATGCCTCATATTTAACGCAGAGCGTTTTAATAAATAACTGTGGACTCTCGGTCGGTACTCAAGATGTGATGGCATCATTACTTAGAATGAATGATCAAAGTATTCATACTGATTACGATGGGTGGACTCCTTCAATGGTTGATGATACTTACTACAATTACTCAGACGGTGTAGGGGCGAATAACAATCCATTAGGAACTATTAATAATAGTTCTTTTAATAATAAAATGCGTGGTCGCGGTGCTCATCCTTTAACCTCATTGGTTATCAAATATGCTCCACTTGGTGTACTACCTACTAATCCAACATCTAATGTTGTTTCTGCTAGTAATTTGGATAAATGGTATATTACTATTAATGCTCATTTTACTGAACCACTTTTGTTCCTTAGTCCATTCATTTCTAATCCTTGCGTTGCTAATGAAGCTGGTTTTTTGGGAATAAACAACGTGAGTTTTAATTTCGTAGTAGACAGTACTTTAAAACGTGTTTTCAGAACTTCTAATCCTTGGAAATTTGAATACTCCTTAGGAAATACTAACGGAAGTGGAAGTGGATTTAGTCAATTACAAATGCTTGTGAATTATCTTAGTGTTCAACCATCTCAATATGCAAAGATTAGTGCCCGTAATATTCTTCCACTTCTTCAATATGATAGATACCTTACAAATGGAAATAATAATCAATTACTCGCCCCAAATGCATCATTCAAATATACCTCATCTAATGTTGCCCTTAATCAAATTCCAGATACTATTCTTATTTTTGCTCGTGTTCCAATGTCTCAACAAAAATCAATTAATAGTGATTCTTTCTTTGCAATTGAAGGTGTTTCTATTAACTTTAATAACGTCTCTGGAATTTTGAGTTCTGCAAGTGTACAAGAATTATGGACACTTTCTAAAAAAGCTGGATCTTCTCAATCATATCTCGAATTCTTAGGAAAAGCTAATACATCAGCTGTTGGTGGTGGTATTAATACTATATCAACTACTGGGTCAATTCTTGCTCTCCAACCGTCATACTGCTTCAATTTACCAGAGTACCTTAGTGCATCGAGTTTGGGATCGTATAACTTGCAGTTCGATATAACTATTAGAAATCAATCACCATATACTGTAGCTCCTGAAATTGTTGTTTTAACCATTACTAGTGGCTATATGGTTGTCCATCAAGGAACTGCCCAATCTTTCACAGGCGTATTAAATAAACAGATGGTTATGGATGCGAAAGAAGGTTCTGCTGTTCCAAGACTTTCTCAATCTGATTATGAACGTTTAGTAGGTGGATCGATGCAAAATCGTGGTGTCGCTAATATGATGAAACATTTTAAAGCTCGTCGTGGTATGTCATCAAGTTCTCCAATGCCTTCTGGTGGTATCTTATCTGGTGGTATTCCAAGTGGTGGAAGACTTGGAAAATATATTCGTTAAATTTTAAAATAAAATAGTTTAGTTTTTTTAACTTATAAAATTAAAAAAACTATATAAACAATTATTATCTATACTAATATAATATGGATAATATT